GCGTCGACGCCCATGCACCGCGTGATGGCCGCGTCGATATGTACCCGCGACTTGCCCTTCGACAGGGTGAACCCGCGTTCCTGCACGCGCTTCACCGCGCCCTTGACCTGCCGGGACGCGTCCGGGTCGCCGTTGTGCACGATCTTCTGGTGAACGATCGCGTCGAAGCCCAGCCCGCACGCCGGGGCCATCTGCTGCGGCGACTGGTTGAACTCGATGACCAGCAGGCCTTCCTCCTCGAGCATGCGGGCGGGCAGCTCGAAGAACCGCGGGTCATACACCAGGCCGCGGAAGCGGGAGCCGAGCTCGCCGGCGCGGCCACGGACGTAGTCGAAGACCTCAAGGTGGTCGATCTTCCCGTCGCCCGGGTACCAGATCCGCCACGTGCACGCGATCCGCCCGACGGGCAGCTTCGCGAACTCGCCGACGGCCACCGAGTCGCGTTTGAGGGCCATGTCCACGGCCAGCACGGTCGGCTCGGTCCCGGCGATGTCCCACGTGCCCTGGCAGGCGCCCCAGGCGCCGGGGTGGTCGGCAAGCCACGACTCGTCGGCGACGTCCACCCACCGGTTGGCGTAGTAGCGGATCCACTCGTGCCGCTGGACCTCCGGCTTGTCGTATTCGCGCACCCTCGCCTCGACGTCCCACAGGATGCCCGCGGCCGCCGACGCCGCGACCACGGCCCGCCGCCGGTGGTCGGGGTTGGCGTAGTCCAGGTCGTCGGGCGCCTCATGCCAGTCGAAGAGCAGCCGCGGCGCGATCGACGGGTCACGCTGGGCCCGCTTCCCGTGCTTGTACATCGCGCCCAGCAGGCTGTGATCGACGTCGAAACCGGCCGTGGAGATGTTCAGGATCCGGCCCGGCCCGCGGGTGACCTCCCGGCCATCCGGCAGGCGGCAGATCAGCCGCCGTTTCTTCGTCGATTTGCCGATGACCATGTGCACGCGGGCCTTCGTGGAGCCCAGCTCGCCCCACTCGTGGACCTCGTCGCAGACGAACAGGCTGGGCAGGCCGCCCTCGTTCGTGCCGGCCACCGCGGCGACGCGCTTCATCAGGCCCGGGGCGCCGTCGGCCCGCCGGATCTCGGTGTCGTAGACCTCGGCGTACCCGCACAGGGGCGCGTCCGGCACGGACTGGTCGCGGCCGCCGAGCATCGTCCCGGCCACACTGAACAGCAGGTCGGCCTGCTCGAAGCTGGCCGCGGCGTTGACGATGTTCGGCGACACCGGCGCGATTGACGGCGGGCCGAACATCTCCAGGCATTCCAGGCCGGCCACGAACGTGGTCTTGCCGCCGCCGGTGGACTCCCCGCGGACGGCTTCGTCGTAGCGCCAGTACCCGCAGCCGCCGCACCAGGAGTACCACTCGTAGACGAACCGCTTCTGGTCGCGGCGCAGCTGCAGCGGCTTGCCGTACCAGTCGCCCTCCGCGCAGATCAGGAACGTCTGCAGCCACCGGACCGCGAGCGGGCCCTCCGTCGGCCACAGCTCGCCCGCCGCGGGCGCCCAGCCGCAGTCGATGCAGCCGAGCTCAGCCGGCATTCGGTGCCCATTGCGGCCGGTAGTCCGGGTGGCTGTCGTAGACGGCGGCCAGATGGCGCAGCGTGCGGCGCAGCGCTTCCACATACTCCATCGGTACGGAGCCATCCGGCTGACTCGGCCAGTTCCACTCGGTCACCGTGCTGTGCTCGATCAGGATCGTCCGCTTGACCTCGATCTCCCGCAGCACCCGCGCCGGGTCGTTCCATGAGGCATGCCGCGCGTTCGCCTTGATCTCGAAGCGCGCGATCACGCCGCCGTCCATGTTCTCGACAAAGTTGTCTTCGCACAGCCACGGGGCCTGGGTTGCCTCGCGCGCAAACTCCTCGTCCTCGTCCAGCCGAGCACGCAGGAACGCCACCAGGTCATCAGAGCCGGGGGTCGTCGTCGTCATCTTCGTCCTCTCCCGCGCCGCCGGTCAGCATCGCGTTCAACTCTTCCAGGGACTTCTGCGCCGAGGTGAACGTCAGGCCGAGCCGGGCCCGGTTCAGCGAGCCGATCCCGACCTGCTGCTCGCACCCCTGCGCGATCTTGATCTGGGCGTCGCCGACGTCGTACATCGGGTTGCGCACCCGCTGCCCCTGGCTGCCCTCGACCAGTGGCTCCGCGTCGGCCCGCCCGTACGCCCACTCGGCGCGGTGCAGCGCGCCGGCCCACCGCAGCAGGATCGGCCGGTCGGCCACCGACAGCAGCCCCGAGACGGGGTCCTTCCACATCGCCGCCCACGCCTTCCGCGTCTCCAGCCGCCACGGCTCGCCGTCCTCCCGCTTCGGCAGCCCAAAGCGGCGCAGCCGCACGGCCGCGGCGATCTCGGTCCGGCGGCCGTTGCGCCGATCGACGGCCTGCCCAGCCGGCTTCTTAGTGCGGGGCACGGCCGCCAACCTCCGGAAGCCAGCGGGCACCGCAGGCCGTGCACCGGTACTGCGGCCGGGAGTGCGCGGCCGCGAACACGAATGGCTCCGCCGGCTGGAAGTCGTGCTGCTGGCAGGCTGGCGGCCTGCGGGCGGCCCGCGTCCGCCAGCCCCGCAGGTACACCGGCACGTAGACCGCCGACAGCAGCAGGAAGCCGTACTGGCGGGTCGCCACGTCGTAGATGGTCCACGGGACCTGGGAGCCGAGCGCGACCAGCCAGCCGGCCCGGCGCCGCTCGGCGATCAGGACCATCGCGGCGAGGTTGAGCACGGCCAGGACGGCCGACCCGGCGGCCATGATCATCGGGTGGTCACCATCCGTGACGCCGGCCGGCAAAAAATGAGCTCGGGTGGTACCACGGAAAAAGACGCCCACGGGCGTCGGGTCATGCGCCCCTTGGCCCTAAAGAACGGGGGCTGGTCAGCGGTCGCCTTTGGCCGAGTTGCAGCGCAGGCACTCGGCGCGGAGCGGGCTGGCCGCGCCGCCCTTGCTGCGGGGCGTGGTGTGGCCGCCTGTCTTGGGGTTGGCCTTGGTGAACGCCCGGCCGCACCCGTCGCCGCACCACGGGCAGCCGGTGCACTGGCAGTGGGTGATCCCGGCGAGCTCGGTCTCGACTCGCTTGCGGTGGGCGTGGCCCAGGCCGCGGGCGGTGGTCTTCGCCCGCGGCCTGGTGTTGCGCTGGCTGGCACGCCTGGCGTCGACCACCGCCTGGCACGCCGGGCAGCGGTGCGTGCCGGTGGACTCGCGGTCGTACATCGCGCGGCAGCCGGCTGGCTGGCAGCCGGTGCAGCCGCCGCAGATGCAGAAGCGCTGTGGCACACGGTCACTCGCGCGGCTCTGTGCGGGCCGCTGGCGTTGCGGCCTTACCGGTACGCGGCTGGGTGCGTGCCGGCTTGGCAGGCGCTGGTGTGGCACTGGCCGCTGGCGGTTCTGCGGCTGCGGACTCTTCGCGGCTGACTTCGGCCGGAGGTGTCCTGGCGAGCTTGGCTTCGAGAGCGCGCTCGTCGGCGCGGATCGCTGCGTCCATCTCGGGCAGCGATGCCCGGAGTGCTGTTAGTTCGGCCGCGAGCTGCTCGTTGCGCTGCGACATGTCGTTCAGGTCGCTGGCGAGCTGCGCGTGGTCGGCGTTGAGCGTGAGCAGCGCCTGCTCCTGCACGCCACGCTCATCGCGCAGCGCGGCGGCCTGCTGCGCGGCCGCGGCCAGCCGCTCAGTGATGCGTGGCGCGATGTCGGCGCCGACCTGGCTCGCCGTGAAGTACCCGTCGGCGGTGAGCGCCTCGCGGCTGCGGGTCAGCCGCGCGGTGGCAGTGTCACGTTCAGCTGTCAGGACGGCGACCTTGCCGCGTAGCAGGTTGCGCTCGGAGACCAGCTCGGCTATCTCCCGCTCGTGCGCCTCGGCATCTTTGGCGCGCTTTTCCCGCGACTCAGCAACGGCAGCGGCGACGTCAGTGTCGCGCCACATTTGGGCGTGCTCGGCGACCAGACGGACGGTCTCGTCGAGGGCGTCTTGCGTGGGCCGGAAGAGGCCTTTGCGGAGGGGTGCGAGGTGGTCGCGGGTGGTGGTCTCGAAGTCGATTTGGTCTGTCATCGTGGGCTCTCCTCAGGGGTGTTGGCTGAACGGGTTGCTAGCAGCCAGTTGGCGTGCCCGTTGACACGGTTGCGTTGGTCAATCCACCGTTCGAGCAGCTGCGGATCGCGGCGCATGATGGTCCGGAGCCTGCACTCGAACTGGGCGTCGTCGATGAATTCGGCGTCGAGCTGGGCACGAAGCCGTTCCCGCTCACCCTCGGCCAGGTGCGGGTGGGCGGCGGTGATGATGGCGGCGATGATCTCGTTCCGTGCGGCCTGCCCGGCATCGGTGATCTCGCCGGCCATGCGCCATACGGCGTTGACATGCTCGCCCGCATAGACGCGCTTGGTGGCCGCTTTGATGGCGGCTTGGTGGTGGTGGTCGGTCACGGGTAGTCCTCGCAGTTGTGGTGCTGGGTGCAGGTGACGGGTGGCAGTGGGCTGGGTGTGGGTGCTGGCTGGGGTGGCTGGCATGCGGTCACCGCGGCGACAGTGACGGCCAGGGCGGCGAGTAGGCGCGTCATGTCAGGTCCTCACCTGCGGCGTCCTCCAGCTGCGCCAGCGCGGTCTCCCACTTGCCGATCTGGACCTGGCCGACGCGGGCCCGGTAACCGTCGCTGACCTGGCAGAACCGGCCGAACATGTCCCGGGCGAGGGTCACCAGCCGGTCTGCGCGCTCGGCCTCGCCGCGGGCGTAGTCCTGCGCCTGGGTGACGAGGGCTTCGTGCAGATCCCGCTCGGCGGCGAGCAGCTCGTTGAGCCAGTCGATCTCTTCGAGTAGCCAGGTGACGGCCGGCTTCTCCGCGCCATGGACGCGGTCGCGCTGCAGGCGTTCGCGCAGCAGGGCGATCTGCTGCGCCGAGTACTCGCCGCCGTGCCACTTCGGGGGCAGTTTCGGCTCAGGCATCGGTGCCGCCTGCCTCGTCGGCGTCGTTCAGGGCGGCGAGCGCGAGCTCGCGGCGCCATGGCGATTCGGTGAGTGTCTTGCCGGGCCCGTCGAGGTAGCGGGGGATGGACCATAGGCCGGCGAAGTGCTGTTCGACGGTGATCAGGATCGGGTCGCCGGGTTCGGGCCCGGTGTAGGCGGTGAGGCGTTCGCCGCCGCGGCAGGCCTTGGCCCAGCGGCCGAGCAGGCTGGCTGACAGGTCGAGGCCTTCGAGGGCGCGGCCAGCTGGCCGGCTGAGCGCGTTGCGGAGTTTGGTCCGCCAGCCGGCCAGGGCGTCGCGGGTCGGGTCGCGGATGTCGTGCAGGACCAGGCGGGTGCCGTCAGCGGTCTGCAGGGTGACCGCGAGCTGGTCGATGGTCTTGGCGTGCCCGACGACCTCGACCGGGACCGGGGCCTTGTCGATCGTGATCTGCAGGTTCGGGTCTTCGTCCTTGGAGTAGCCGAACAGGCGCAGGCTGGCCGCTGCCTCGCTGGCGTGGATGTGGACCGGTGCGGGCGCGTCCCAGATCCGCATGCTGGCCGGGAAGGCCTGCCGTTCGGCTGCGAGGGTGTACCGGTCGGTGGCGACGGCGTAGAGGGCGTATTCGGCCAGCTCGATCCGGACGGCCCGCAATTCGGGTGTTTCCTTGTCGGTGCAGATGTGCGGGAGCACCGGTGTGAGCAGTGCGTGCCATTCGCTGGTGGCCATGTCGATCCGGGTCAATTCTCAAATCCTCGTTTCATGCCGAAGGCTCGACTGTGGATAGCCGCCGGTGTCTTCCACCTCTGTGGGTTACTACGGAAGTTTCGGAGGTGACGGCATGTAGTGACGGGGTAGTAGTGACGGGGTGTGAGTCAGCAGTAGTGAGACCCGTTGCTGCCGTTTTTGAGACCCGTTCGGCCTCAGATTGAGACCCGTTGCCGCTGAGACCCGTTCCAACGGGTCTCACATACGCTGAGACCTGTTCGGGTCTCACTAGTGTTGAGACCCGTTCGGGTTCGGTGTGGATAACCGGGATCTCGTAAACGGCCCGCACACCGGGCGCTGACTGCCGGACGACTTTCACCAGCCCGGCGTCGGTGAGGGCTTTCAGCCGCCGGTACATGGTGGCGCGTGAGCATTTCGCCCGGGCCATCAGGTATTCGTGGCCGGGCCAGCCCTGGCGTGTTTCGTCTTTGGCGTCCTGAGCGATGTCCAGGAGCGTCCACCATTCCGGGCCCGGCCGTTCCGGCCGGGCCCAGGAGATCTCTTCCGCTAGCCGCCATCCCACGCTTGGCATGTCCTGTCAGTCGGTTGCGGATGGGTGTGGGTGGCGGCCAGGCCCTCCCCGGCCCAGTAAGGGCCTGGCCGCCGGTGCCGCCACCCTTTGCGCCCCGGGGGAAGGCGCGGCGCAGGTGGCGGCTGTGCGGCTGGGAGCGCCCCGCTCAAAGCGCTCGACCAGCCGCACGCTGGTGGGGCCGTGCCTCAGGGCGGCACAGCGCGCCGCAGGGGGTCGGCGGTGAACTCGGCGACCGTGTACACCTCGACGGTGCCGGTGGGTGTCCAGCCGCGCTCGGCGATCTCGGTCAGCGCCCACTCGATCCCGTCCGGGGTGACCGCGGTGATGGCGATCTGCTGGCCGTCGCGTTCGGCCAGGACGGCCCGGCGGGCGGTGCTCATGCCGCTGCCCTCCGGATGGCCATCTCTGTCATGTCGTGCACGAGGCGGGAGATCTTCCGCAGCCCATCGGCATCGCCGGGGTGTATCCACTCGGGCAGCACGTTCCCGGCGATGTCACGGCCGGTGAAGATCAGCACCGGCCGCGGGACGCCAGCGACAGGGGTCACGCCGGCCTTGACGACCACCTGGGCGACGATGACCGTGTTGCCGCCGAAGGCTCCCGGGCCCGTGATCGGCTCCGGGAACTCGACTGTGGGCATGTCGAACCGCTGGCCCTGCGCGTACAGGGCGTCGAGGACGCGCTTGGCCGGCTGGCAGAGCAGCAGGTCTCCGTGCTGGCTGTCGCAGTAGCGGCAATGGACGAGGCTCATACCTGGCCTCCGAGCGCCCGGATGAGGAGCCCGAACAGGGCGAACAGGCCGTCGATGGCGGCGCAGATCGCGGGGATGCCGACGGTGACGAGCAGGAACGCGGCGGCGGCCCGGTCAATGACGGCCGTGGTGCGGGGCCCGGCGAGCTGCATGAGGCGGACCAGGGCAATGCCGGCGCCGATGACGGCACAGGCGGCGACGCCGGTGCCGAGGGCCAGCAGGGCGGCAATGTCCGGGGTGGCCGGCGGCAGGGTGGTCACTTCTCGCCTGGCTGCAGGATGGTCTGCTCAATGTCGGAGGCCTCGTATCCCCAGCTGGTCAGCGCGGTCAGGTACATGGGGATGACGTCGCCGGGCGCCCGCCAGGACTGGACGTCGGCGGCCCGGTCCTCGTAGGCGCCGGCGACGACGGCCAGGGCGATCACCTGGGCGCGGGTTTCGCTGGCGGTGGCCATCGCGTCGAGGACCTCGTTCGCCGGTGACCACGTGCCGGTGCGTTCGGCTTCGGGGATGCCCAGCAGCTCGCGGGCGACCTTGTGGCGGGTGTCGTAGCCCTGGATGGCGCGCTGCAGCGTGGCGTCGCTGCGGGCGAATGCCTCCAGGACGAACCGCAGCGCGCCCGGCGGCGGGGCCTTGCGGGCCAGGAGCTCTTTCAGCCAGGTGCGGCGGACCGTGGTGGCTGCCCGCCAGTCTTTGTTGCCGGCCAGGACGCGGCGGCGTTCTTCCTTCACGGCCTCGCTGTCGGTCTCGGGCTGGCCGGTGTTGCGGGCCCGTTTGTGGCCGTTGGCGTTCGGGTCGGCGCAGAACCACACCGCGTACGCCTGGGGCCCGTCGTTGTGCCAGGTGCTGCGCAGGTATGCGGAGTGGCCCGGGCACTTGGCGTGGTTGCGGGGGGTGAGCTTCTTGCCCTTGGCGTCGAGCAGCTCCCCGAGGTGGTCGCTCCACGTTGGGTACTGGTCGGTGACGGTGACCCCGTCGGCTTCCAGGCGGGCCCGTTCGGCGTCCAGGACGGCCCGTTCGGCGGCTTCGCTGCGGGCGCGCTGCAGCTGGTGGGCGAACCGGCCGTGGCCTTCCTGCGCGGCCGCGACGAGTTCGCCGACGGCGGCGGTGTCGGCGTCGAACTCGGCGAGGGCGGCGGCCTGGTCGAGGGTCAGGTCGTATTCGGCGGCGGTCTTGCCGGCCAGCTCGGAGGCGGCGACGCGCTGCGCGGCGGTCACGTCGTCTTTCTTCATGCGGGTCTTGCGCTGGATCTGGCCGGTGGTCAGGCCGAGGTCGAGGAGCTGGGAGACGACACCGGCCTGCTCGGCGGCGGTGAGCGCTTCGCGGTGGGTGTTCTCCGCGTACTGGGTCAGGATCCGGTCGATCTCCTCCGGGCTGCCGCCGGTTTCGTCGGCGGCGATGAACACCGGCACCGTCGGGTGGGCGGCCTGGATCGCGGCGAGGGCGCGGCGGTGGCCGTAGCGGACGCGGACCTGCCCGCTGGCGGTGCGCACCCCGACGAGGGGCACCAGGACGCCGTCATCGCGGATGGATTCGACGAACGCCGGGTCGAGGCGCATGTCGGTGCGGACGTTGGCGTCCATGAGCAGTTCCGCCGGGTTGAGGTGCTCGAGCACCGCGGCCGGGGCGGTGGCCTGGGTCATCTGCCGGTTCTCCTTGCTGGCAGCCGGGTCATCCCCGGCAGTACGTCGAAGCGGGCGGGCTGGTTGCGGCCGCGGCGCTGGCCGGAGCGGTGGGCGGCCTGGGCGGAGGTCCATTTGCCGCGCTGGCGGCGCCGGTGAGCGGCCGGGTTGGTGCAGGAGGCGAAGTGGGGCAGGTAGCGCTTCTCGTGCGGGGCGGGTTCCTGGCCCTTGACGAGGACCCGGCCGCGCATCCGGCCCGTCTCGTCGCAGTAGGCGGCGACGTTCCCGTCCGGATCCGGGTCAGGGTTGAGCGGCATCCATGAGGGTTTGCGGCCGGCCTGGTTGGAGATCAGCGCGAAGATGATCTCCGCCTGGCACGACTCGCACGCCGCCGGCCGGTCACCCATCGTCTGTCTCCGCTACGGCGAGCTGGTCGGCGGGGATGACGACGAACCGGAACGGGTTGCCCATCTCATCCATCACCGCGGTGACCCGCTCCCGGAACACCGCCAGGGCCTCGTCGTCGATGGGCGGCTGCAGGCGGATGATCAGCGTCTCGGTCGGCTTGATCGCCACCGCCGCAGTGCGCAGCAGGGCACGGATCTCATCGGCGGTCAGCGGCTGGCCGGGCTCGGGGGTCTGGTCTGTCATTAGCGGAGCTCACTTTCCCATCGGGCCCAGGTCTTTGCCTGGGCGCAGACGTGCCGGCCGGTCTCCTGCTTGGTGGTGGCGTCGATGGTGCGCCAGCAGCCGCACGGCTTGGCGTAGGTGATGAAGCCGGGGTGGAACGGGTTGTGCGGGTGGAGACCCGGCGCCTGGGGCTGCGCCGGATTGGGGTCCGTTGCCCCAGGCGCCGGGTGCTTGTGGCCGGCCGTGGCGCGGCGCGCGGCCGCGGCGGCGATGCGGGCCTGCTGCTCGGCCTGGCGGGCCCGCTCGACCGCCCGGCCGGTCAGCCGCACCGAGCAGATGACCACGGCGGCGAATGCGGCCAGGAACAGGACAGGGGCCAGCTGGCCGAGGACCGTCATGACACGGCCTCAAGATGCGCGGCCGCCGTGCGTTCGTCGGCGCGGATGACGGTCTCCCAGCAGTGCCCGCACGCGCCGCGCTGGTAGGGGCCGCGGCCGGCTTTCCGGCCGGTGTGCCCGGCCAGTTCGCACATGACGGTGGCCCGCTCGAACAGCGGATGGTCGCCGCCGAAGTGGTCAGCGGCGACGGTGACTTTCCCCTTCGCCTTCCTCGCCCCGGCCAGCGCCCGGGCGGCCTTGACCGCGGCGATCGCGTGGCCGACCTCGACGGTGCCGTTGCGCACCCGGGCCCGGGACGCGGCGTCGAGAGTCAGCAGCGACAGGAAGTAGCTGACCGTGGACTCGGACAGGCCGGTGGCCTTGGCGATCGCCGCGCCGGAGTAGCCCCGCTTGCGGAGCTTGCCCATCGCCTCGGCCTTCTCGATCGGGCCGAGGTCGCGCCGCTGGCAGTTCTCCACCAGCATGATCTCGATGTCCTGGGTCGGCCCGGCGGAATCGCGGACGGTGATGGGGATCTCGGCCAGCCCGGCGAGCCTGGCCGCGGCCAGGCGCCGGTGACCGGCGAGCACGACGAAATGGCCGGCCCGCTGCGGGTGCTCGCGGACGACGATCGCCTGCAGGATGCCGTGCTCGCGGATCGACGCCGCCAGCTCGGCGAGATCGCCGACGTCGTCGCGGATGTTGCCGGGATGCCCGGTCAGGCGGCTGATGTGGCAGAAGTCGCTCACCGGCCCCACCCGCTTGCTGGCGCGTTGTCGGCGACCTCGCGGTACCACTCGGCGTCGGGCCCGTCGATGGCTTCGCAGATGTCCTGCAGCGCGCTCGGGCCCGGGCCGATGCCTTTGCACGCCGGGCAGGTGACCTCGGCCAGCACGGAGCTGGACCGGTCGTGGCCGTCGTGGCCGCACGCCAGGTCGAACGACGGCGTGATCAGGTGAACGACGAGGGCCAGGCGGCCGGGCCCGGGTTCGGCGAGACAGGGGACGTAGCAGACGTGCGAGCCGGACCGGGAGTGCCGCCAGCCGGCACAGCCGTTGCCATGGGTGTGCTGGGTGCAGCGCTCGACGGGCTCGCCGCAATGACGGCAGGTCACCGGGCACCTCCGGCGAGCAGCGCGGCCAGCTGCCTGCTTTCCTCGACGCTGCTGACCCATGAGTCCCGCTCCCACCGCTCAAGCGGCAGCCGCGGCCGGAACAGCTGACCAGCGTGGTGCTCATCGATGAGCCGCTCGATCGGCCGCCAGTCGAAGACGCGGGCGGGCAGCCGCGGCAAGGTGAGCGGGATCAGCGGGTCGGGAATGTGCGGGGTGTCGGTGTACCAGCACACCCATCGGACACCGCCGGCGATGACGGCCACGACGGCCAGGGCGAAGAGGACCAGCGCGAGCGTCATGACGCACCGCCGGGCAGCGCGATCTGGCCAGTGGACTCCAGGTAGCGCTGATACAGCGTCGTCCCGGGGTCAACCTCCAGGTAGGGCAGCATCACCTGGTCGAGGGTGGCCATCTGCGCGGCGATCAGCGCGAGCTGGGCTTCCAGCCAGTCCCGGACCACGCGCCACGCCACGTCGACGGCGTGGGCCCGGGTGGTGTAGGTCCGCGTCCGCACCGGCCGCTCTCCGGCCGCCCAGCCGCCCTCCCTGTCGATCTTGAGTAGCAGCGAATGCACGCCGCCGACGTCCACCGGCAGGGAGAAGTCGCGCCGGCCGGCTGCGGTATCCAGCCGGAAGGCCAGTCCCGAGGGCACCCGATCGGCGTAGGTGACCGAGACCGCGTGGGCGCCAGCCTCGGCCAGCAGGTCGAGGCACTCGCCAGCGGTCCGCTTGGCGGCGATCTTGGTTGTGTAGTTGAGCGGCCGCGTGGTCATCGGGGCACCTCGCCGTTCATGAGGGCCTGAACCTCGGCCGGGTCGTACTGCCGCTCGCCCGTGGCCAGCCGGGTGACGGTGAGCTTCTCGGAGTCCGCCCAGGCCTTGACGGTCGTCTCGCCGATGCCCAGGAGCGCGGAGACCTGCCTGGTCGTGAGCTTCACCCCGGGCGGGACAGAGAGGTTCTTCACGGTCGGCTCTCCCGTCTGCGCGGCCCGGGTTCCCGTTTTGCGCGGCAGGGAGAGGCGGCTGTCGAGCAGGCCGCGGGAGGCGGCCCAGTAGCGCATGCCGGTGAAGATCAGCCCGGTCGCTGACAGGTCGGCGACCACGAACGCGTCGGCGGGCGTCATGGGCACACCTGCTGCAGGCCTCTGCGGGCCACGGCCGCGCGGCGCCGCTGCTCGTACACCTCGCGGACCAGGTCGTCCAGCCATTCCGGGGTAGCCCCGGACAGGTCGAGGGTGACGAGGCGGTCCCCGGCCCAGCCGAGCGCGAGCTTGCCCGGCTCGGCACTGGTGGTGATGATCCCGTCGTCGAGCGGCAGGACGGTGGGGGCGTCGGTGCCGTTGGAGATCGTGATCGCCGCGCCGGTCACTGTGGCACCTCCGCGCGCTCGGTCACGTCCAGGTGCAGGTCGGACATCTCGGCGGAGACCTCGACCACGCCGAACGCGAGGTCGAACGACCCCGGGCGGGCCAGGCCGACCCGCGCCGCGTAGGAGCGCTTGCAGGCCCGCGCCAGCTTGCGGGCCAGTTCGGCACGCTCCCGGCGGCTCAGCGGGTCCGCCCAGCACGCGCCGCTCACGTGGCTGCTCCTGCCGGCTCGGGCTGGACTCTGCCGGCATAGGAGTTCAGGGCCCGGTACTCGGCCATCTGCAGTGCCGGGATGTGCACGGCCTCGTACACCACGCCGCCGCTGAACACCTTGGCCGCGGTGCGCTGGTTGCCCTGCACGGGCTTGACGCCGAGGATCGCGGCGATCTTGTCTACCTCGGCGGGGCCGTCGGGGACCTCGTGGCCGGTGTGGATGGGCATCCGCGCGCCCTCGTACTTGGGCACCGGCAGGTCCGGGTGGTCTTCGAGGAAGGTGGCGAGCTCGCGCAGGCCGGCGATGACCTGCTCGCGGCGGTCCCGCGGCCAGGTGTCGCAGAGGGCGCCCAGGTGGTCGTGCGCCTGGTGGTCGCCGTCGTGCCCGGCTGCGCGGGTGCAGCGGAAGCGGCCGGGCGACTTGGCGCCGCAGCCCTTGACGTCGTCTGTGGTGCTCATTGCTGGGGGTCTCTCCTTTACGCTGGTGCCTGGTCCCGGTCAGGTCTCGCCGGGATCCCGGAATGCCTCGCGGCCGGCCAAGGTGCGCGGGGCATCCGCGTCTATGGGGCGGCGGGGGCGGACTGCCGATTGCGGGCGATGAAGGCCTCGATCTCGGCCTCTTCGATCCGGCGGCCCGAGTGCTGGGTGTAGGGCGGCAGTTTCACGAACGCGAGCTCGCCCGCCCGCATGAGCTCGTAGAGCTTGTCCTTGCTCATGCCGAGCCGCTCGCGGGCCGCCGCCACGGTCAGCAGCCGCGAAGGCTGGTCAGGCTGTGTCATGGGCGACAACGTATGCGTACGTAGGCGTGCGTGTCAATCCAACACGCACAGAGGAGGCAACGCCAGTTGCCTTTCTTCGTACGTGTGTTAACGTCGCCGCAAGTACGCATACGTAGGTGAGGACTTCCGTGACGACTCCGCAGCCGCCACCAGAGGCCCAGGTCATCCGCCGACGACGACGCGAGCGGCTCCCTAGCCTCTCGATGCGCGAGGCCGCCCGCCGCGCGCAGATCTCGCCCGCCTGGTGGCGGATGATCGAGACCGGTGTGCGCCGCGTCGCCCGCCAGGACTTCCCCGAACGCGCAAACGATGAGACCCTCGCCCGCATGGCCCAGGTCGTCGGGGCCACCCCAGCCGAACTACGGGACGCCGCGAGGCCGGAGGCGGCGGTGCTCCTGGAGAAGATGCTTGCCGCCGGGCCGGACCCTATGACGCGACTCGCCGAGGATGTCCGGAACTCCCGGGATCTGGACGAAAGCCAGAAAAAGCACCTGCTCAGCCTGCTAGAGCGTCGTGACGGGAAGTAAGTCCTGTCCGTTTAGTAAGTAATCCGAATCCTGTTCCCCATCGTCCCAATCTCGGGTGCCTAACGAGACGTGAGAGTCGGAATGGGGCGGGATGAGAGCAAATCGACTGACAATTACGGCAGCGGCAGCGGTGGCTGTCGTCAGTGCGGGCGCCTATCTGCGCTGGTCGGTTAAGCCCGTCCTGATGGCGTATGAGGTCGGCCGGCAGGCGGAAAGGATCATCAATGGCCAGGAGGCGGCAGCACGGTGAAAACTCGCTCTACGAGCGGGGCAAGCGCGGCGGCCGCGGCGGCCAGTGGGTCGCGGTAGCCGACCTCGGCTGGCGGGACGGCAAACGCGACCGGCGCGAATTCACCGGGCCCACGGCCAAAGAGGCGATGGCGAAGCGGGACACGTTCCTGGGCCTTCGCCGCGAGGGGTTCACCCTGCCGAAGGGCCGGCCGCCGACCGTGGGCGAGTGGGTGACCCACTGGCTGCACAACGTCGCGAAGCCGCGGATCGACCCGAACACCTTCTACCGCTCATACCGGCAGAAGTGCGAGGACTACATCATCCCGTTCTTCGCGAAGACCCGGCTGCCGGACCTGACCGTGGAAGACATCGAGGAGTGGCACCAGCACCTGGCAGCGCGCACGTCGCGGCGCGGTACGCCGCTGTCGGCCGGCACGATCACCACGGCGCACCGGATCTTGTCAGCGTCGCTGAATGTGGCGGTGGCCCGGCGGCGCATCCCGCACAACCCGGCGTCCTTCGTCTCGCCGCCCTATGACCGGCCGGAGCCGGAGCCGCCCTCGGCGGCCGAGGTGGACCAGATCCTGGACGCGTGCGCGAGCTGGCCGGGCGGCGCCCGGTGGGTGCTGGCGATCCTGACAGGGCTGCGGCAGGGTGAGGCGCTCGGCCTGCGGTGGCGGGATGTGCGGCTGGCCGCCCCGGCATCGGTGTCGGTGCGCCAGGCGCTCGCCCGCGTGGACCGCCAGAGCGTGATCAAGGCGCCGAAGTCGGCGAAGTCGAAGCGGACGGTGCCGCTCCCGGCCCGGGCGGCCGCGGCGCTGAAAGCGCACCGGGAGGCGCAGACGGTTACGCAGCTGCGCGACGCCCTGGTCTTCACCGACGAGGCGGGCCAGCCGGTCGGGTCGCGGGCGGACTGGCAGGACTGGGCGGACATGCTCAGCTCGCTGGGGCTGCCGCACTACCGGGTGCACGACGCCCGGCACGCCTACGCCACGATGCTGCTGGAGGAAGGCGCGGACCCGCGGCTGGTGCAGGACCTGATGGGCTGGTCGACGGCGAAGATGGCGGAGATCTATGTGCACGTGCGGCCCGTGATGCACGAGCACGCGCGGTCGCTTCTGGACCGGCGGTTCGGTGAGTGATGCCAGCCATGGTGCCAGCCCAGAGGACGGACGTATGCCGTCGTGTGCCTCCGTCGGATGGCATCGGCGGGTACTCCCGCCAGGCATGTACTCACCAGCGCTTACGTACGCGTACGCCGTTCCTGAACCCTCGTAATGCGTAGGTCATCGGTTCGATTCCGATAGGCGGCTCCAACCTGGACACCCAGCTCACGCAGGGTTTCCGAGCCCATCGCCTGCCTCTCCGTCGTCCTGGCCGTGACGCTCGGGGCGGCCCTGTATGCACAGGGGGCATTCCGCAATGCGACCGTCATCTCCGTCTCCACGGCTGCGCCGAGAGGCAGCTCGCTGATACCTCCGGTGGTCTGGGTAACACGCCGTAGTCTCTGCTCCGCCGCGTGATCCCAG